TTTAAATATGAAATTAAAGCCGATTCAATTTTATTCATTTTATGAGCTGGAACTCGCAAATAAAATACAGAATCAAATTCTTTAAACTTCATGTGTTCGACCAATCTTTGATGCACATTTTCGGACTGTCCAACGTAAACAACTCGTTCATTTTTGCATAGAAAATAAATGCAACTACCCGAATTAAATAGCGTTTTTGGAAGTTTAAAGAGTGAATCAATTTTGCTTATTTCAATTGGGATTGCATCACTTGCAGTTACTTTTTCATCGTAGCATTGAATTTTTATTACGTCAGGAATTTTTTTTGCTTCAACTTGCATAATATCTAAGTCTGATATTATTTCGTCATTGTTAAATAAATAAATTTCTTCATATTCGCCTTTTAGTCGATAATGTTTTATTTCTCTTTTTTCGGCTAAATTGTTAATATACCCAGCAATTATTGAATCATCAGGCATCACAAAAACTCCATCTTTGTTTTTTTGCAGCAATTTCATTCCGATAGCTTCTAAGGTTTTTTTGTTTAAATCCTGAGCCATTCGGAGTTTTTTGTAGTTAAATTCTATTGGATTCATAAATTATCAAAAATCAACGGGGCATAACACCGTATATAAAAAATAGCGGTGTTAGTGCTGTCCGTATGGTTTGTACTCGTATTATCTGTTTTCATATTTTGATAGTTTTGTGCTTCGTAGTCCGCTACTTTTCATATACGAAACGTTGTGCACCACTTTAATAACGCCGGTGCAGGTTAAGCATTAAATTTTACAAAGTACATTCTTCGGAGCAACTACACTTCCGTGTAGTCATCAACCTAAAGTTATCGTAGGCAACCAATAGTTCCCTTAAATCATTTCTGATTTCTAATTTAGTGTCCTCTGCAATTAGCTGCCTAATGTCATAATACTGCGTTGTTGTTAGCAGTACGCCGAGTTCACGGCTGAAATAATTGAATATTTTTTGATCCATTGTTAGTGTTTTATGCCTTGCGGCGGTTCATATTCCAAGCCATTTCAATATTTTTAGATTCTCTATTTCTTTTAGCTCTCCTTTGTCGTTCTTTACAGTATGCCACGTTTCACCGTTCGCTTTTCGTGTTGCGATGATCCGGTACGAGCGCCCGTTGTGTTTGAAGTCGGGCGTATCGAATACGGCGTAATGATCTAAGTCCTTGCGGATGTGGTGCCTGATTGATTCGCGGCGTGGGGTGCAGTAGGTTATTGGGTGTTCCATTGCTTAAATTCCTTTCGTGTTAGTGTTTTATTATACCGTTTCTGATCGTCCCGCTTCGCCACCAACCAGACCACGAAGCACATTGCAGCGATCAGGATCAGGACGGCGGCGAGTAGGGCGAGGATGGCGATTAGGGGTTTCATTTTTTAATAATTTTAATAGTTTTTAATAGTTTTTTAATAATCCAATACGCTGATAGATAACTGTTTATGTGATTTTATTAAAATATTAATTTTTTTTAGCGCCTCAGTTGAAATTTATAATCTATACCCTTATATATTTTTAATAAATTAATAAAAGTAATATAATATATTGATAATGTGACTGTTAGCATTATTAAAAAGTTATTAAAAAGTTATTAATTATTAAAAAGTTAAAACGGCGCAATTTCATTACTGTCGTCATTTTCAGCGAGTTTCAAAATTTCATCGTCTTCGTTTTCTGGGCTGTTTTCGTCTGTTTTCACCCCATTTTGGCTAAAAATTATACCTTTTTCGATCTTGTATGGCTGCCCTGTCTTGAATGATTCCATTGCAAGCGGCTTGTAGCTAATATTTTTCGGCGCCCGCTTAAACTTAAACTCATCAATAAGAACATCCCTAATGAAGCTACTTGTTACATTCTGAATCCTATCAAACATATATTCTTTGATCTCCTTCGGTGTTGCTAAAACGTAATCCCTTCCACTTACAACTTGATTATTAAACATATCCTGAAAATACGCTTTCATTTCTTTGTATAGCCATGTGTGCGATTCAAATTTCACGCCTGTTAATGTATCATTTAATAATTGCTCTACCGTGAAAACCATTCGGGATTTTGTCCTATCAACCGGCGGCAATGATTCAAGGTGATCAATAAACGCCGGTATTTCGGAAACCATATCATTTAAAATGTTGTGATTTTCGATCGGGGGTGTGCAGATTTTCCTGACAAAGAACCTGATCTCATCCTGATCAATCTTCATAAACTTACGCTCATTATTTGACGCCATTATTATTTTACCATAAAATGGAATCTGAAAATCGTTAACATTTTTCAGGTTGGCGTTAATTGTTTTCTGCGTGCTGAGTGCTTTAATTTTTTCAACGATCTGATTTTTTTCAATCAACGTTTCCTCAATAGCGATAATGTTAGCCCGTGAATAGCTGCCGTTAAACTCCCTGCTCAAGTCTGATGGTGTTATGATAACCATGTTTGCTCCGAACAAAGTCATAAGCCAGTCAATGAATGTGCTTTTTCCGGTTTGTCGCTCCTTTGATACAAGGATTAGGACAGGCAGCGCTTGTGTAGGGTGAAGGTATAAGCATTGCAGGTATTGAATCCCAACCTCATATTGTTCGCCAAATATATGTCTCAATAATACCTCTGTCCAATACCACTTACCCTTTTTGGGTCGGTGTGTGAATGGAGCATAAAGATTGAAAAACGAACCCTCTTCCCTGTTATAATTCTTGTTGTCTGGCTTTAAAATAAAGTCGTCATATTTCGGAATCTCATAAAGAATCTTGCGGTCGTGGTCAAGTGTGATTTCCTCTTTTTTCCATTTTTTCAATTCATTTCGCACAATCCCATACCTATCCTCTTTTTCAATTATTTTGAAATAATCAACGCCAACCCGGATGTAATTGGCTGCTGGCTTTATAAAATCTTTTGGTTTGTACTTGCTCATAAGTGTAGCGGTTTAGTCATTCCCATTTCAACTCCCCAGCGTGCTGTTTTCTTATAACCCTCAATTCCTTTTTTTAAATAGGCATGTGAAGTAATCCGGTTGTCTATGTGTTGTAAAGCCGTCAGTTTATCAATGTAGCCATTAACGATATAACCCCCCACTGCCAGGCAAACACTCCTTAGTTGTGGATGTCCGTTGTCGGTGATCTTGTCTAATCCACTGTCAATCATTTTAATGATTCGGCTTTCATTCCTATCTTTCGGGTCTATCGGTGTCGGTTCTGTTGGGGTTGCGCTAAAATCATTTAACTTCTGGCCTTCCTCAATCCAAACATCGTAATCGCTCCGGTGTAATAACTCCGGGTCATAGCTTTGAAAAAGCGGTAAAACGCAATTTTGCCCCGTCCCATCAAACCCATTGAATTGCCACATTTCCTGGCTTATGCCGTAATAAAGCGACTTAAAGTCATCTATTGTGTTAACGATTGGGATGTTTACAAGTGCCTTAACTCCCCGCTTTGATGGACTAAGCCACGCGGTCATTATGAATTTATATTCATTAAACAGGTGTTCTTTAAATTCTGGCGCATTGTGTATGTGATCAAAGTCCAGAACCAGCAATCCGGTAAAACTCAAAATATCTGAATAGCGCCTGTATTGTGAAATATGAACACAAGGCGTAAAGCTAAACAATCGTTCTTTCAGCTTCGATTTCATTTCCATGTCGCCAATACTTTCATAATGTGCGATCTGGTTGAATAAATCTAAGATGTGCGGCTTCGGGTGCTTGTTGGCGTGGATAAACTGATCAATCGTTACCCATCCGATAGGCCGGGACTTCTTAATATTGCCTGAGTAGTATTGGAATTGGGTCATAATTATTCACTCCTTAAATGTTCTGGATTGTCAATAAAATACCTGTCATGGCCTTCTTTTACCTGGGGTTCGCAATATTAGGTTAATTCTGTTAAGGCCATATTGATATACTCGGTTATTTTTGCGAACTCTTTATAAATTGCCAGCTTGTTTTTCAGGTAGGTTAAATCCTGAATGATTCCCTGCTTTACGTAATCAATATCCTCTTTATCAAAATAGGCTACATGCTTATAACCCTCCGTTTTTGATACGATTTCGTAAACCGGTATTTGTCGGGGTTCACCGTTGCTGATCACTGTTATTTCCAGATTGTTAATAATAAGCCGTGCCTGATGCATGCGCCATTTTTCGGCCGCTTGGCTGTTATCCCAATCAAATAGTTTATGCAGCACGTTTTCTGGTTCTCGTGCCGTTTCGAGTATCAATTCAGGCGTTAATTTGCTGTGAATGTTCTCAATTTTTTCAAGTTCCTGCACCACGCTTTCAGGGTCAACCTTGCGTGATAATCCTTTTAATTTCCATTTGTAATCCATGATATCAAATTTTAATTGTTAATAAATATTTGCCTTGCCTGCCATGCCAAACCGCACCGTACCACACCGCACCAAACCGAACCATACCAAACCTGACCAGACCACACCTAACCATAACTGCCAAACCGCACCCCACCCTACCCCACCGCACCAGACCACACCTTGCCATAACTGCCTTACCTACATATCCAATTCAAAACGGCCATAAGAGAACTTCCCTTTTTCCGGTCTCATTTCACCGATGCCGCAACCGTAGCCAGCAGCCCGGATCATCTGTAAAACCTGTTCAGCACTGACAATGCCTTCGTTAAATTCAATCATTAACGTAGCCTTCCATTCAGGATATTCAGGACGGTAGCGTATGTCAGCCGTTCCCATTCCAACCCGCACCATGTCGGTTCTCATTCGGGGTTCCCCATGTATGCGAATCAGTTGCGTTTCCTCACAATCTGCTTTGATAAAGAACGATGTTTGCATGTCCTTCATAACAAGGCCGATGTTTTTTGCACCTCTGATCATGGCTGCCTTAAATCCGGCTGCCGGGAATCCTTCCCAACCTTGCGGGCTGGTGTGCTTTGCTTGGCGATAGTCCTCTTCCGGGTTTCTAACATCGTGCTTTGAAGACTTAGCCTTTCCGCTTTGCTTGTCAGTGATTTGTTTTTTCGCTTTTTCGCTCCATGCGTGAACGATTAACGGCGATACCGACCGTATGTTTACGGCGATTTCTTTGATTCTGAATTCTGTTACTTCTAACTTTTTCATGTGTTTAATGTGTTTAATGTATTAAGTGACAAATAAATAAAGCCCCTACACGGGTGCAAAACAAACCGAACCAAAAGGCAGGAATGAACCGTGAGGGGCTATGTTGTTAATAAGATTGTTAGTCGTTGTCATTGTTCGGTTGTTTTGCGCTACAAATATACAAAACATTTTCAATATATGGTTAATTCTCTTTGATTAATTTACACCTCACCAGCTTGCCCACTTTCAGGCAGCGGCTCACGATGTACGCCTGTTTGAACTCCCGCTCTAAAATGTAGCGGCAATGTGGGCAGCGGTATTTATTCATCATTCCTCAGCCCTTCCCACCAGAAATTCTTTCGTACTCAGCAAATAATTAAACACCTGCTGTGCTGCCGTGACTCGCGCTTCCTGGAACGTGCCGCCTTCGACCGTGCTAAATAGCTTGCCGTTGATGTTAACGACAAACCAGTGACGGTCGTTCTGTTTCGTATGTCCGATCTCTATTGTCATGGTTGATTCGTTTTAATGTTAACCGCCGAAGCGGTGCCGGTCTTTCCCGGCTGTCAGTCTTTGCAAAGATTACGAGGGTATTACTACTCTCCCCGCTCCCGGCCCTCGCAAGCATCTAAGCCCTCACGCACCCGACAAGGTCTCGATTATGAATCCCCGGGGGGGCTGTATCAAAATTCCCAAAGTTTCAATTTCTCGTTTAAATCCGCTTCAATCGCTACAACCTTTTCGCGCCAGATCGGTAACTCCTCAACAAATTGCCTGCGGTGAAAGCACTCTATAACAATCGGTCGCTCCTTCACGTACGGACAATATGAAATCCAATGAACCTCTTTCACATCATCAGAAACGGCGAAGTAATTATAAATCTGAGCGGTGTTGGCTGATTCCGGCCCCTCAAAGAACCTTTGGTAATGGATCGCTTCATTCTGGGTGCATTTGATCTCCAACACGATGCCCCATTCCAGGTTGACGCGGTCAGGGCTGGCGATGTGAATCCTGCTCAGGTCTGATAGTATCATACCGACCGGATTGAATTTAATCCCGCTTTGCGCTTCGTATAGTTCCGCGCCGAACGGTTCGTTATCAATACCGAACTGCATCGCATCATTTGTGAATTCGTCCGGTTCGATATAGCCGCGCTTTGTTTCGGCCATTAACTCATATACAAGCCGGTTCTTTCTGTTGCTGATCACCTGGCCGAACCTGGTGCCGCCGATTTTACCAGCTTTGAGTTTCCACCATTCAGGGGAGTATTGGATTAGGTGTGATAGTTTCATTCGGTAGCCCCTTCCATCAGCTTTGTTTTCATCCTATCCTTAACAGCGACCGTTGCGGCCTGTTCCTCCCTCGTGAATGCTGTAAATATCGCTTTCAACTCGTCCAGCGTTGTGCAGTTTTCAACCGATCTGATCTGTTCTGTGTAGTCTTTCGGTTTCGGTGCTGCCGGTACGCGCTGCCTGATTCTGAGCGCTTCGACCTCTTCTCCAAACGCGTTGACCTTTGCGGCGTAGATGGTAACCGATTTGCCCGACCACTCCTCGATGAACGGCGTACCGTAAAGTTTGGTTATGGTCTTACAATTGGTTCGATTTAAAATAAACGGCTTTTCGTTCTCTAAATGTGCAATGGTGCACTCTTCTTTTTTGCCGTTCACGCCTGCAACCATGCCGCGTTCAACGGACATGATTTTAACCGTTCGCTCCTCTCCGGGTGAGAGAATATAAGTCCCGATATAATCAGGATTCGTTAGTTTTTTCCAGTGTGTTTTTGTCATGATTTCGTGTGTTTTATGATAAAATTACTCTCAAAATCTGCCATGCACAATACAGCACGGCTGCGGCTAATACTACCCATGTAGCCTTGTCAAATGTGCTCATTTTAATTTTCATCTTTCGGCTGGTATTTAGTTAGGATTTCAATGGCATTCCGGCACGCCATACGCTTAATGAACATCAGCGCCTTGCGTGTAATTTCAATCTGTCGGTCGGTATATCCGTGCGCATCCTGGTACTTGATCATTCGCGCCAGCCTGTTGCTTGCTTTGCTGTGAAGGTATGCAATATCGCACGCCTTCTCCTCAAGTGCTACATCAGCGGGCTTCATATCCTGCGCAATTAAAGGCAGGCCTTGCAGCATTTGCAGTGTTTGTTCGATCGCGTTCATGATTCGCTCCTTTCGTATTCAAGCAGACAGAAATCAATAAACGCTTGGTCAAGGGACATCTGATCCGTTACGTCCAGATTATTCGATTCGCCGCTTTCGGTTGAGTCTATTCTGATAGCTGATTCAATGTCGAACGTGGCTGGTGCGCCATCATCTTCGATAAA